GTCTCTATCCATTCGGTACCGCTCCAGACGAATGTGCGCGGCGCGTATGTGTCGCTCGAGTCGATCGAGCGGAACTCAAAACCGGCGTCGTTGACGCCGAGCCCGGCGGGCCGCTGGTCGGGGTTGAGCGTGCCCCACATGGTGCCGGCCAGGTAGTGCCACTCGCCGCCCTCGTTGACGTAGATCACGCTTCGGTCGGCCTCGACGTAGATCGCCCCGTCGGGAGCGTCCCCCGCATCGGGGCGGTCGCCGTGGTTGCCCTGCGCCACCATCCGGTTGAGCGTGTTGATCCGGTCCCCCGAATTTTTCCAGTACAGATACCATTCCTTGGCGGTCTGGTCCGTCAGGTTCGGGTCGTACAGGTCCGTCCGTATCGGCGGAACCTGGACGTCGGTATCGCTCATTATGCAAACCCCTGCGTCATCTCTAGGTAGGCGTCGATCATGGCGACTTTTACCTTGGCCTCGATCCCCACCCGGTACACACGGTCGCGCGCCTTGCCGAGGCGCCGGAAAGCGGCGCGCTTGGTGTAGTCGCCGCTGGCGGCCATCGGGGCGACGCGGGCGATGGTGTCGTTGAATGTGTGCCCGTGGTCGTCGCTCCAGTCCAGCCCGATCAGCGGGACCGGGTCGGCGGGCGCCTGCGTACCCATCTCGACCAGGACCTCGAGACGGTGGTGGTACCCGTACTGGTTCTCATTGATCAAATGCGGCATGGCGCGCAGGTACTCGACCGGGTCGCCGTCGTCGCTGTAGTAATTGATCGACTGTTCGTATAGCTTGCCGGTGGCAGGGTCGCCGACAATGTGCATGCCGCCGGTTCCCCACCCGGGCAGGAACACGTGATACCAGGGACGGTAACGCAGGAACGTCTTGGTGGCCGTGTCCCATGCGGCGCGCTCATGCCACATGTCGGTGGTCATGTCGTACACCCAGACGGCCTGCTGCGCCCAGAAGCAGACCACCCAGAACACATGCCCCCCGTCCGAGTAGGAGTAGGTCACAGCATCGGCGACGTTGAAAGACGGCGCGTTCCAGGCGCTTTCCTGCGCGTAGGTCGAGATGCGCTGCGGCTGCAGCCCGCGTGCCCGCAGAGCGATCGTCTGGCCGTCGGCGCCGCCGGCCAGCCAGCACACGCTGAGAGCGCAGCTGGCGGGCGCGTAGGTGGCGACACTGCCCTGGTGGATGAATGCGCCGGCGATCCGTTGGAACGGGAAGTTGGGGTCGCCCACGTTGTTCCAGATCTCGGTGGTTTCCTCGCCGAACAGCCACAGCTCCTCGTGGTCGGCCAGGATAGAACGGATATTGTCGGGTGCGCCTTCCTTGACGCCAAAGTCCGCCGGGTCCCATAGCGTGCCTTCGTTCAACTGCGAAATGTTGAATTGCCGGCCCGGCTGGACACCGGCAAACGACGAGTTATAGACACGGTTGACGAGGAAATAACCGTCCAGAAAAGCGCCCGTGACTCCGTCTAACGGGTCCCCGCCGGCGATCTCCCATGTGACGCCCGTGGCCGTGGGAACTGTGGTGGTGAGCAGGATCGTGTGATCGTTCGGCACGCTCAGAACCGTGTACCAGACGTCGTCTATCCGTATAGGCAGTCCTGCCCACGTCGAGAGAAACGGGCCGGTCCCGGTCCCGGTCCAGACGAGGTTGTTCGTTCCGGTAGTCGTATTGCCGATTCCGGACTCCATCATGAGAATCGCAACCGGCCCGCTCCCGTTGTCGCAATAAACCTTTCCGCCGGACACGATCATGAGTTGGTGGCCGTTGCTGAAGATCTGCGCGGGATCGGGGTTTCCGGTGCCCTGCGCCACCGTATTCGGCGACGTTACGATGCTCCCGTCCTGGTGGATCTCGCTCTGGCTGAATCCGTGGATCGCGAACAGGCGTCCGCCGCCGGCCCATAGGCATCGGATCTTGTCGTTCGGGGTGATAGTGGTGAACAGTTTGAGACCGGGACGCGGGTACATCGTCAGCCGGGTGGGCTCGTTCGGAACCTCGACCGGTTCCGGATACCAGTTCATGGTCTGCTGGGCGGCGGCTACGACGCTTCGCGAGGTGTAGGAAGGGCCGGAAAGACTGATTTTCACGTTAAAATAAAATCAGCCGATAACGAATCGGCAGGAGAAATCAAAGTGAACATTGACGAGCATTTTGCCGAGATCAAGGCAAAATTGGTGGACCTTGAACACAAAATCGAGCATGTCGAAACTGCCCTGTTAACCGAGTTTCATAAGTGGGCATCACCGAACGAAATGCGTCAGCGCACTCATGCCGCCGCGATCCGCGCACTCGATACCGAAATAGAAAATCATGAGGACCGGCTGAAATCCCTCGAAAGCCGCCAGCAACCCGGTCATTAAAAGCCCCGCCATGCGGACTCCCCGTAAGTGGGGCGTGAGGTTCGTAACCTCCACCGGGCGGTACGTAAGCCGCCCTCATCGAATTTCCCCCGTGTAGGCGTTCATATATCCGCTGGTGCATCCGCACCCGGTGTCCAAAATCGGCTGCGGCGCGTTCTTCGATTCCAGCCGCATCAGCGATTCCCGCGCCTGCTGAAACACATTTGGGTCGAGCACACGCTGGAAGTGCGGCGCCAGGCGGCAGGCGAGATTGAGCACGATGGCGTCCTCATACCCGAGAGGAAGCAGCACGGCATCGGTCGTGTTCTGAATCCGCGGGATGGTGTGCCAGCAATAAAGCTCGAGCTGCCCTCCCTGCGGCTGTCCGTAGAAATAGATTTGCGCGATCGGGAAGCCCCGGTCGTAATAGATCCCCTGCGGGATCGTGTTCGGAACGTCCTGCACCCGAATCCGTGACCATACCTGCGGCGTGAAAAGCGCAAGCGGATAGCGTATCGGCGGATTGTTGGGCGCGTAAACGTAGTCGGCGTATGTGATGAATTGCGGAGCGGTGACCGGAAAGTCGCTCGCCGGCGAATTGCCGGTCGGGTCGATGCCGATCGTGTAGATTTTCTTGCCGGCTTGCAGGGGAAAGGTCAGAATGTCCTGCCCGTAGATGAATAGTGGGTCGCAGTTCAGCGAGCCGAGCAGACGATTGCACTCGTCCACCGAATCCTGAAACTGCGCGGGCGAAGGCGTGCGCTGCGGCCCGATGACGACGCCGGCCTTGCGCAGCGCCGGGTAGAGCAACCCGGCGCCGGCCTGCGTAACGATTCCGGTCGGCGCCTGTCCGCCGAAAAGAGCGGCGTTGAACTGTGCGGCATCGAAAAGAGCGGCATTGCCGGTACTTGGTGTCATGGCATAGACTCTTTCAGGTGATCAGCATATGTTTTTAGACGCTTTGGCTCCCCGCGGGCAGTACCTCGATGACGCAAAGCAGCGAGCCTTTTCATACCTCAACCGTCCCAGGCCCGATATTGCCCGGGCGCTACGCTCGCTCTTATCCGATTTGGCACGCCACCCTCAACTGAGCGAACAGGCGCAACTCTGGAGCGGCCCGAAACTGGTAGGCGAAGTGATGACCGTCGAAGAGGCCAGGCATTTCATCGAATCCGTGCGGTAGTTAATTGGTGGCTCACGCTATAATCTGGAAACCATATGGACATCGGCAAACCGATCAAGATTGACGAGGCGATCGAGAACCTCGAATCGCTGAAAGAGGCCTTCATCGAAGCGCACCGCAAAGAGTGGGAAGCCTATCTGAAATCGGAACGCGAGATTTTAAAGCGGCTGGAACCGATGTTAAAAGAGCCGGATCGAACCGAAGAGCCATAAGGTTTAATTGGTCGCCATCAGAATCCAATTGTTCAGTACATCGTCGTAAATGAACTGCGCGAAACTACGTCCCGCGGCGCGGAGAACCACGTCGGCATTGGTCAAGGTCCGGATCTGGTTGGCCGCGGCCGATCCCGCATTCAGGTTTTGAATCGTCATGGTCTGCGATACGTCATTGAGGACGTAGAGAATCCGGCCCCCTATCCCTCCCAGAAACCCGGAGATGGAGAAAGGAGCGGTCGGGTTGGTAACCACAATAAAACCGGCATTGCCGATATTGATGTTGTTGTTGGCTCCGTTGACCAGGTTCGGGGCAAAGCGGTTGTAGGCAATAAAACAGGAGTTATCCGGAGACCCGAGAATCAGGCCGTCGCTTGACCACTCGTTAATTCTCTGCGTGATCCCGAATCCGAAGATATTGGAGATCCGGCAACCGACCGTGCTGCCCGGAATCCAGTTAAATGGCGTATTCCAGGTGCCGGCGAGATTCGTAATGTGGTTGTCGGTGGTGATACCGAAGACGATGCCGGTGCCGGGATTGGAGCCTTCGATGATGACGTTGTGGAAGTGGAATGACCCCACCCCGAAATCGGCTGTGGCCGGCGTGTTCGAGGAATTGAAGAAGATGCCTTGCGCCGCACTCCCGCTTGCCAGATCGATATCGTAGAAAAAGTTGGTATCGGTCGCCGCCACCAGATCGATCATGGGCCCTGTGTCGCAGGCCAGCCGCATCGTCTGGAACGTACACAACGTCGTCCGGTGCAGGACCAGGCAACGCGACGGACCCTGTTCCATGTGAATGTGCTCGAAGTAGTTGTCGCAGCAGTAATCCGGACCCGGAGGAGTCGAACCGTGCATGTAGATCCCCATGCCGACTTGCCCGTTGCCACGGTCGAAAAACAGGTTGATAAAGTTGCCGCTCATGCACCCGTACAGGTCCAGCCCCACGATGTTGGGCTGCAGGTTCAGGTCGAAGTGCAGATTGGAAATCCCGCACCCGATGCACCCGGTCATCCCGCTTCCGAGCGTGCGAATGATGGTCGTTCCGTTCGAGCGCACGGTGCAGCTTTTCGAACTGGCGCCCCACAACGTCACATTGCTGGTAAGGGTGATCGGCGCATAGACGTCGTGCATGCCTACCGGGATGAAGATCACGCCACCTCCGGTGCCGCCCCCCAGATAATTAGACGTCACCGGGCCTACGCTGATGATGGCTTCCTGAATGCCGGAGGTCGCGGTCTGGATCGTCCAGGCGCCCGAGTGGGCGTTCGCGCATTGAATGATCAGCGTACCGCTGGCCGCGCCGGCCACTGCGCTTCCTCCCGTGATCAATACCGCTTCGGCGGCGCCGGTCCCTCCCGAGACATACAGATAGTGGTTCTGATCGGTGCCGTTGACTCCCTGCGGGACCGGTGTAAGCGTGATCGAATTGTTGCCGGCGACGAGCGCGCCGCCGGGCGTTTGCGGCGCGAACTGGAAGGCGTTGCTGACCACAAGCGGCGATGAGGGGATGCGCGAGAGGTTCGCGCCAAGAGCGTTTTCGATGGCCTCCACTTCCGCCACCAGCGTGTTATGGTGCCACGCGTCGATATAACCGCTCACCAGAGCACTCGCCAGATGGAGCGCCGGCGCGGTGCCGTCGAACCCGCGGCTGATCGGAACCTGCACCCCGGTGGGCGCCGCGGTTACCTGCACGATTTCGTTGTCGATCGAGAGCAGCATCGTCGCCACGATCGCCGAGGCGTCCGTCACGGTCATCACGGTTTGCACGGTGTCGAGCGGAGAAGCCAGACGCACCTGCAAGCGGTCCACGGCGATTGCCAGGCGCATGTCGGTGACGACCGCACCCGGAAAGACCGCCGCCGGTTTGCCTGCTGAAAATGGTCCCGCTACCGCGCTTCCGTTGCGAAATGGGCTGGTCGCGAACATGGTTATGCGTTCCCCTGCGCCGCGGCCTGAACGGGCGAACTGGCCTGGCTGCGCGTGTGGTTGGAAGCGTTGAGTTGCGCGATTGAGGCCTTGTACATCTGCGCCTGCGCCGGCAGAGACGGGTCGGCCTGAGATCGCGGATATTCGGGCAACAGCATGATCGCGAAGTTGTAACGGATCGCCTGCTCGTAACCTGGCGGAAGGTCGATGGTGGAGCTGGTGTCCGCAAATTGGGAGATCACGGCATAGATCC